ATCTATACGCAAACCAGTTTGTTAATACTAAATCCGTTTCAAGAGAAGGTGATCATTATTTTGGCATTGATAAGCTAGCGCCAGCAGTAGCTGCAGGCATGATCAAAAAAGCACATGCAGCGGTGATAATCTCAGAGCAAATAGAGCCGCCATACAATATTTTAGTGAAACAAAAAAGTGGCAATGAGGCTTTTATATCAGGTGTTTTGATCGGCGAAACTGTGCCGGATGGCGGAGATTGCACGATAGCAGCTAGCGGCACGTTTACATCTGAAGATATAGGGCTTGTAATAACGAATCAGGAGGTTGGCGCTTATGTTTACGTTAATGATGAGGGAGACCTTACGTGGAATAATGACAGTGCTCGCGCTCTTGGATGGCTTCTCGCTAATGATATCTTTTACATTGATGTTGGCATATACAATGGCATGTGTGCCAGCCCAGGCGATGGGTTTATAAATGCTAAAGGGCTGCACTTAGATCAATCTAGCGCCGCTGGTCACGGTGTAGAATTCATTAATAGCACTGGCAACATTGTAGGCCGCATTCACTCAGATAATGACAGTGGAACCAATAAACTAAAAATAAGCGCTAGCTCTAACGAGGCTGACGGCTGCCAAGTCGTTTTTACTAATCGTGACGGAAGCAATCTGATGGATATTAATCCTGACGATAATTTAGTAGGCATGAATCACAATCGATTAACTGATATTAAAGATGCTGAATACCCTGGTGACGCTGCTAATTTTAGCCAAATCCAGCGCATGATTAACTATCAGTCAGGGTATTACAAGTTAAATGTCGGCGGCGGATCTTCGACTATAATTGAATACTGGCAAAATGGCTATTATTTTAAGATGTCTACAACGAGCGTCGAGGTTCGATTGTTAGAAGGTTCAAGCGAAGAGAGCCCAACTTGCTACGCTAAGTACCAGCAATCAACAAAGCCTGCATACGTTAAGTTTTATGATAAGAGCGGAAACTTAATGAACAAACCTTATCATCCTCACGAGTTGATGCCCGAACAAACTATGGAGATATTTGGCGCTTATGGATCAAATGATTACTTAGTTTCAATATCCAGTGTCCACCCAGCATCCACTGCAGCAATAGAAGAGCTTGAGGCTATGGAGATTAAGCCAAGCAAGACACAGATAACAGGGCTAGAAAATACGGTTAAATTAAATGCTGAAAATACGCGATACTTTGCAAACAACGGAAGAAACGACACGAAATATCAAAAAGAGTTCAGATTTGACATAAACGTCTCTGGCCGTGGCGCGTTCGAAATTGAAAATCATTGTGATTACTACCCTCCAAACTACCCAGAAATCCTTGTTTATCTCATCAACGAGCAGGGTGAAAGCATGGGCGGCGTAAAGCTTGGTGTTGGACAAGGCAGTAATATTAGATATGACACCTCAATAACTGACGTTCAAGGTTTTAGTGATGGCTATTTTGTAACGCCAATTCACCTTTGGTACAAGAAGAACCTATCAACTAGCTCAGCTCTATTATTTAGTGAAGTATCTGCAGGATCTGAAGCAAAAGAAATTATCACAAAAGAGTTTGTTTATCGTTTTGAGAGCGAATCTGAATTTCAAAAAGCTGTAACGCTTCCTGATAATGTATTCGCTTATGTTGATCACATCATAAAAATTGACGGCACAAAACTTAAAAACGTTGAATTCGATCAGGAATACAGTGACGGAGCAATAAGAGTAATCCTTTCTGAGTTGTGCAGCGGAGTAGCAATAATCAAGGCAATTAAATATGAAAGTTAATAAGGAGCATAGGCAAGATATATTAGCAAAGAACTGGTATTTGCCTGTGCCAAGCGACTCAACAAGCCACAAGCTTGAAAAAATAACAGATCTTTCTGGCTCAGCAGTTATGTGGACTCCGCTCAAGCAGGATATATCAGGAAGCTATTTGATTCTAAATTTTGGATTTGATGAGCGTGTCGGTATTGCTCATTACTCATATGAAGAAGCGTGCGAAAACGAAGAAAGAACATTTAATATTAACGGGTTTACCGTGACGATTAACGTAAAACCAAACACAAGCGAGGCTTAGAAATGCCCACATGCAGCTACACAACAGCGGCTGATACTGAGCTTACAACGCGTAATCAGTTAAGCACCGATAATAATCATCATGCTTTCGCGTTTAAGTTTGATAACGATGCGACCGCAGGAACTATCGCGATAAAGGATAGAATACCTGGATCTCTTATCTTTGAGGATATCGGAAGCTTTGACGCTTCAGACCCTAAGGATATTTATATCAATAGGCCTATTGCTGAGCTTACTTTTACACCTGCAGGCTTTAACGCTGAAGTAACGCTGATACACATTACACAAACGAGCGCCCCAACGGGAAAGCTTTAACCACCAGAGAGCTGAGGTTTTTTGGTGGTGATGTATATGAAAAAACGTTTGCTAATGACATATCAACGCAAATCGCAATTAAGGATTTTGAAATAGATGTAGGCACGTATGATATCTATGCAAATATAAGCGATGGCGTGCATACAAATAGACGAATACTTGAAGTTTCTCATGATGGAACTGATACGACAGCTTTATATATTGCCAAATATGGCGATGATTTCGAGTTTATAACGATTGAATACAATGAAGATGACAGTGATACGGCTGGCTACCCTGTATTTGACGTTGTTGGAACTGGTGCCGGTGGGACTGTCACTGTAAAACTGCAGGGAAAGCAAATAATCTAAGGTAACTATTATGTCTTTCGTAATTCCAAGTTTAAGCGGTGGTAGCGAAAGTTATCAATTAGAAAACGGTTCAAAATTAGTCAACGAGTCAGACGGCGTTGTTAAAATAACGAATGATGCAGGGGCGCTTGGCACGTTTATGATTGCCAACGGTACGGCATCAAGTCACCCTGTTACAATTGAGCAGTTCAACGTATTACAAGCTAATGCGCCTGAACTTTTAAATGTATTTGATGAACTTGCGGCAGCTATTAACGATGATGAAAATTATGCTGCTACCATGTCTGCTATTCAAGCCACTGCGGCGCAGAAAGTAACAGACTTTTTAGCAGCAGTTGGTATTGCTGCAAATGCTACAACAATGGGAACATTTACAGGGTCAACGCTTCCGCTAAATACGACTCTTAGAGCTGTATTACAGGCTGTTGGTACTGCTGTTGATTTACGTGCAACACTTGCAGATCCAAGCTTTACAGGCACTGTCGGCCTTTCTCACATCCGCTCACAGGGCGCGCACTTACTGTTTCAAACTGACACAAACGAGTTTAAATATAAATTAAATGACGTTGAGGCATGGCAAGGAACCAAAACGTCAACAGCCAATACGATGCGATTTGTCGCGTTCGGTAGCAACACTGATGGCATTCATGAATTCATGGGTACGCTTAAAAATGTTGGTAATGTCGAGACTGACGGCAATATCAGCGTTGGTGGCACGGTAGATGGTCGTGATGTTGCAAATGATGGCGCTAAAGTTGATAACCTTGTTTCAAGATACAAAGAACTTGCTTTCGGTGATGCTGGATCAGCTACCGATTTTGGTGACTCAATAAAAGCGGGTGCAAATATATTCACTGTAACGCTAAATGTGTCTGCAGGATTTGACGCAAGCTCAACGATTAAAGTTGGCATCAATGGCACAGATGATTATTTCGGAACCTTCTCTGCTGCTAATATATCAGGCGCTGGAATATATGAACTCCCTCAAGCCATTCGAGTTGCCTCTGATATTCAGCCAACATTCACAGTAACAGGATCACCAACAGCGGGCGCTGCTAAGTTGTGGATCAGGCCAACAGCTTAACGGCTGTTTATTAACTGGGTTTTGCATTACTATTAATTTAAAAAGAGGTCTAATTAATGTCGAACCCCATCAAGCTTCCTACTGGATACGCTGGCTTTGAAAATTCGCCAGAGCTGAAAGAGGAGCTTAAAAACTTCATTGTCATGCCATCACAAGCTGGTCCTATTTTATCCTTGCGGCCCGGTGTTGAATACTTGCTTGATGGTTTCGGCAAGTGTCGCGCAATGGGTGAATTCAGAAATAACCTAACCGGCGATATGGAGCTTTATACTGTATCAGGTAAGCGTTTCTGCAGAATAAGAATAAATGACATTTCATCATTTAAAAATCTTAAAGGTAATGAGGTTGTATTAGAGGACATCGGTGAAATCACTGGATCATCTAAATTAATATTGTTGGGAGGATTTACAAAGCTGTTAATCATGGAAGTTGGCGGTCGTGCATGGGTTTACGATCAAGTTAACGGCATAAACCTGATAACAGATCCAAATTACCTTAGGTCAAGCTCGGTCGCATACGATGACGAAAAGTTTATATTTGTACCTACTGACGGCTCCCCTTTTTTCTGGTCAAAACTTGGAGACCCTGGCTCAATAGATCCATCAAGCTGGGCGGATGCTGAAAAGTTCCCAGATCCAAACAAAGCTGTATTTACACTAAAGTCATCTATATGCGTACTCGGATCTGCATCAACCCAGCGGCTAAACTATGAACCTACAGCAAACGTTTATTTGACATATCAAGGCACTGAATCAAACGTTGGCTATGCGGGTGGCCTTACCGATTACGGTGAAACTTATGCATGGGTGGGCATGAGCGCGGGCGGCAGCTTCAGCTTTTACGCTATGGCAGAGCAACCACAGCGCATATCAGATGATAGTATCGATGAGCTAATAAACCGTGAGTATTCATTAAGAGAAGTGAGTAACACGCGCGCTCAATCAGCAGATATCGACGGTACAAAAGTACTTATCTTTTATTTTCCACGACATACAATTGTTTATTATGGGGGCTGGGGATTTTGGCAAACTGGTTCAAGCGGCTTAAATGTAGATACATGGAATATCAGTCATCTGCAAAAGGCTTATGGATTCGTTTTTACAGGGGATTCGAAAGGCCCGCAAATAGGGTATCTAAAAGATACAGGAAGGGATTACGGAGACCACATAGAGTATGGCGTGAAAACTTATATGACTGCCCCACCGAATACGACGATTGATATCAAGTTTTTGTACTGCCGTGCAACAATGGGTAATTCAGAGTCAGAAAACCAGATAGGCCGCCTACTGTCAAAAGGTGGCCGTATATTTAGCCCTTCAGCATCATATAAAAGTCTAGGCGTTAAAGGCGATTATAATCGCGGTGTAAGGTGGGGAAGCCCAGTGATAAAGCACGATGGGCATATTGGCATATATATTACTGGCCAAGTTGACTCCCCAATTAACATAAGCGCTCTATCTTATGACGGGACAATATCATGAGTTCACGCGCTAGAATTCCTGACGGGGGAACAAGGCTTACTGATCGTGGAATACTGACCCCGACATCACGTTTGTTTCTTAGCGTTTTGCAAGGTATTATTGATAGTACGATAGCTTTAATTGTTGTTCCTAAGCGTTTTGATAGTCTTACGCTATTGAATGAAGCTATACCGTTTCCCCGTAAAGACATGACAGTCCAAGTCACAAATCAAGGGAAAGCGATTTATAAAAATGGTCGATGGGTAAAAGAGTCTGACGACACAACGCCAATAACTTAAGGGTATGAGATGGGCTTTTTTACAGATACGGCCTCAACTGGGGCACCAGGGCAAAGAGAATTTAGCCAAGGCGAGCATGACCTTGAAGGCTTCGACAGTTTCGGTGATGACATATCCTGGACTGATGCATTCGACCCTGGAAAGTTTTCATCTGGTGACGCGTCATCTATTGCCGAGCGTCATGGTTTATCAGAGTTTTTAGGCTTTACTGCTGCAGATGCTGCAAAGAAGGCAGCGGCAGACATGAAAGCCGGAATTCAAGAAGGCCAGATAAGAGCGCAACAAGGCACACAAAAACAACTTGATACAGTTGGCGGGTCTTACGATCAAGCAATGCAGCAACTAATGGGAGGTTTTCAAGGTGCAAGGGGTGAACTTGAAGGAGGTCTAGGCGCTCAACAAGGATTCCTTGATCAAGCTGGCGGCATGTATCAGCCGGAAGCTGATTTAATGAGCTATTTGGGCGACTATTCAGCAGGATCAACAGCAGAGGGTAGAGCTGCAAATATGAATAGGATTGCCGGTAGTGATATGTTTAGCCAGCTACTCGGTAACGCTCAAACAAACACAGGAAGACAGCTAGCTGATGCTGGCGTTCGGCGTTCTGGCCATGCTGCAAATGTTAACAACAATTTATACCTCGATACGTTAATGGGCATGGAAGCTGAAGAGCGAGCAAGAACGGGCGATCTTGTTAATCGCGGATCGATGGCCAATCAGAATCTATCTAACATATTCCAGCAAAAAGCGGGTGCGGCTGGCATGGGCGGCGGTCAACTTGCAGACCTTTACGCGAATCAAGGGCTTCAAACTTCCAGCATGTCAGAGCGCGGCGGATTATCGCTTGCTGATATTATTAACCGTGGCACACAATCAGATATAGACCTTCTAGGCCAATATGTGCAGGCTCAAGGAGCTGGAACAATGGGCTCTGCTGATGCATTAACATCTGGCGCTGGCCGTGCAGGAAAAATTGTAGGAGATTACATAGGCGGCTTTTCAGATAAGCGATTAAAGACGAATATTAAAAAGATTGGTGAACATAAAGGCCTTAATGTTTACTCTTGGACTTGGAACGATAAAGCTAACAAACTTGGCTTACACGGGGATTCAATTGGGCATATTGCGCAAGAGCTACAAAAAACTAAGCCTCATCTTATTCACGACATCGGCGATTATATCGGGGTCGATTACAGTACAGATGAGACTGTTAACATACTTGAAACACAAAAGGCGGGTTAACAGATGAATTTTATTAATCCGCAGGTAATGAATAAAATACTAAACGCCGGTGATAGCCCAGAATTAGACGCTGCTGCAAGCTCTATGGGGCAGGGTATACAGCAGATTGCGGCTAGAAATCGACAGCAAGAGGCTGAGGCAAATGCGGCTGCAAAAAGCCAACAGGCAGCAGATAAAAAACAGCAAGACGAGCAAGAAGCGCTCTATCTAAGCCAAG